CCGCAAGTTCTTGTTCTTTCTTTCGCAGAAAGGCAGTGACTTGTTCCTGTGTAATATCCTGGAAAGAAACACCTTCTGGCCATCCATAGAATGTAGCTTCCCCTTTTTGAGGTCCTTCTTTGAGAAGAAGAGGGCCTTTCTTACTAATGACAGCTTTCACTTCACCAAAGAGTTTCTCACGAGCAGGAGCACCTTGTGTAGATCCTTTACCTTTCTTCAACTCTTCATAACGACCTTTATACGAATCCCAAGTGTCTTGACAAAGAGTTTTCCATGCTTCCTCTCCTTTCGCGATAGCATCCAAACGATTTTCCATTGATTGAGGAAATGTGTAAGCAAAGAGATTGCTAAATTCTTTAATACAGAAATCATGGACAGACATTCCAAGAGACGTTGGAATCATTTTCTGTTTTTCTGCACCTACCTTCTTGGTTTTGGTTTCAGACGTTGGAGGCCATTGATTTGGTTTTAGGATGCTAAGAATTGTAGAGACCCAATCACGACCAGGTCTATCCTCTTTTTCAGCATATTGTTTCTCAAGAATCGTTCCTACAAGCGTCGCAAATGTGCTTGGACGACCAATTCCACGTTTCTCTAATTCACGAACAAGAGTTGCTTCTGTATATCGTGTAGGAGGCTTTGTCTCATAGGGTTCAGCAGTAAGAGTTTTCCAAGAAAGGGAATCTCCTTCCTTAAATGTGGAGACTTTCTTCCATAGTGCTTCTTCAGTCTGATTTTGCTCAGCTTCGCCCTCCTCCTTGTCTAAATTTACAGCTGCTTGGCCCACTTTCTTCCAACCTGGAAAGACACTTCGCGTCCAACTGCTTCGCCACGTGAATTCATCGGGATCACCCAAAGCATGGAAATCTACTACACGTTCTTCAGAAGTCGCAGGAGCCATCACACTCTGAACAGTTCGTTGCCATATGAGTTTATAGATTCGTCTATCTGTTGCATTCCAATCTTCAGAAGATGGAAGGTCTACTGTTGTAATATGGGTAGGACGAATGGCTTCGTGGGCCTCCTGCGGAGCAGTCGCCCCATTAGCTTTTTCAGCAGATTTCTTTACTCTCGGTTTTACTTTCTGTTGGCCAACATAGTCTTGACCATACGTTTGTGTAACATAATTCTGTGCTTCCTTTGTTGCCTCTTCAGAAAGCACTGCTGAATCTGTTCGCATATACGTAATATGTCCTGCTTCGTACAAGCGCTGAGCTATGCGCATAGTATTTTTCGGTTGCGCACCGAAGAGGGCAGAAGCTTCTTGTTGTAGCGTACTGGTAATCAAAGGTTTCGGTGGAGATTCAGTATGAGGACGAGTCGATGCGTCCACTACTTGACCACGCACATCCTTATGAATATTTTCCAAGTAATTTTTGGCAGATTCTTGATCTTCAAGATCTTCCACAACATAGGCAGGTGTTTCAAGGCCATTGATTGTCCAGGTTCCGCGAAGACGCCAGGTGGTTTCTCCTTTGAATCCTTGAATTTCACGCTCTCTATCCACTAAGAGTCTTAGCGCAGGAGTTTGACAACGACCCGCAGAAAGCGCATGTCCCACATACTTCCAAAGAAGAGGACTAATCGTAAATCCAACCATCATATCAAGAATAGAGCGTGCTTGTTGAGCATTTACACGATTCATATCAATCGTTCGTGGATTGGCAACTGCTGCTTTGATAGCAGGTTGAGTGATTTCATGGAACACGCAACGAGGATTTGTTGCGATATCTAATTTTAAGAGAAGGGCAACACTGTATGAAATAGCCTCTCCTTCACGGTCATCATCAGAAGCCAAGTAGACTTGACGAGCATTCGCTGCTGCTTCTTCAAGATTCTTTATGGCTTTTGATTTCTCTTTTTGAAACTCAAATTTAGCCTCAAATCCTCTATCAATACCAATAGCATCAAGTTCTTCCTGAAGAGCACGAATATGGCCCATAGTTGCGATAACTTTCCAACCTGGTCCAAGAAATCCTTGTATTTTGGAACATTTTGCTGGTGATTCAACGACAAAGAGATTGTACGACATAGCTTTCCTATTTACTAGGAAGTTTCCCTTTCAACTTTAGGAAGTTGCTAAATTTGATTGTTTTGTTTTCAGTTAAAAGGTAGAACAATGAATGCGAATGAATGTCTTATCCTTGATGATGAAGAGTTAGAGCGAACGCAAGTAAATCCGCAAGAAGAAGTTATAAATCCTCGTGATATGCGCTCATGGCTTCCTGAAACTCTTCGTCACCAGAATCCTTTTAATTCAGGATATGTTTCTACATCTCACGCCTTTCCAAAAATCTTTCAGAAAAAAGAAGACTTTCCTAAACTTTCAGAGCGTACAGCCCCTATTCAACAAACAACTATGAATTATCGTTCCCGACTTCTTCAGAAACCACAAGCCACTCAGAAAATAAGTACAATTAATGTACTTGAACGAGTTCGTGAAGTGCTTCAAGAAGAAGTAAAAGTAGAATGTAGAACTTGTTCTGGAAATCACTGGACAGTGACTTGTGAAGAAAATCAATTGCGACATGAAACACCCCCTCCCTATAGCCCGCACACACCTCCTTATCCATTTGATTCACCTGTTCTTCTAACAAGTAATCCACCCATCAACGAAATTATTTATCCACTTGGAACTCCAATGTATCCTACAGAAATCACACCTGTTCCTCAAAGCCCTGAAGCGCCTTAGGAAAGAAGAATCCTATGAGTAGATGAATTCCACGAAGAAACCTGGTGGTGATATAACAACTCTTTTAGACTTGGCTTCAAGAGATAGTCAAGATAATGACCTTTTTCCATTACAAAGCATGGAATCGTGGTTTACAAGAGATCCTGGAAGGCGTCATATTCCCATGACACCAGCTGTTGCAGACTTTCCGTTTCGTGGGCCTGCTTCGTTTGGCCAACGATTTACATTTGATATAGGTTCCGTTCCTTGTGGTGATGTTCTCTTTGGAGCGGCTATACAGATTCAACTAGGCCATTGGTTTGATCCTGAGACACAACTTTTTTTACGAAGTCGCAGATACATCTATGATAACTCTGGATTAGCATGGTTCTATACAAATGGGATTGGGTCTGTCATAGTTGAAAAGGCCGAACTTGAAATTGATGGCAAAACAATTGAAGAAATTGATGGTGACTTTATTAATACATTTAGTATCTTGTTTCCAGATTTGAATGCGCAATTTGGCGCAGCCTTTGATCATCAATGTCGGTTCTCTACAACAAGAATTATGAATTGGGATTCCAATCGCATCTTTCCAAATGAAGATGGTATACTTAATTGTATATTGCCCTTTTTTTTCATGAGAACAAGATACCAAGAAGCACTTCCAATGATTTCAATTCGTGAGGGAAGAGCACGTATTCATGTGACCTTGCGAAAGTTTGAAGATTGTATACGACAAAGAAGAGGCTTTCGCAGCAGCTGTGATAGTACACCTCTTGATACTACGATAGCACTTACAGATACAGTTTTGAGTAAGGCAGTCAATGCTACGACCTCAGTGTCGGTTCCAGAGTTTCGTCAACTCAGATTACTAACGTTTGGAGCCTTCTTAACAGGTCGCGTGCGTGACGCAATGTTGCGACAGTCATTTGAAATTCTTCATAGAGAAGTACAGACATTCTCATTTACAGAGCCTCTTAAATATCTGACAGCAAAGAACAGTACAACAGATACAATTCGTGTGCTGCTACCCTTAGAAGCAAATCACCCTCTTGAAGAAATTATTTGGTTCATTCGTCGCAAAGATACCAATCTTAACAATGAATGGATAAATTACAGCAGTGTGCTTGAAAAAGATACTGACATTACCTATAATCCTCCGCAGTCCATGCTTATCTCTGCAAGCATTCAGGTGAATGGTATAACCATAGTAGAAGCAGAAGAAGTTTATTTTAGAGAACTTCTTGCTCGTCATCATAAAGGAGGAATTGTACCTTTCAATCGCTTCTTATATGGATATCCATTTGCTCGTGAACCTGGTCAACATCAACCTAGCGGGACGCTTAATGCCAGTCGTGTCCAGAATCTACGACTCAATTTAGAAGTGAAATCAATACCTGGTGTGGAATGGGAGGTGAAAGTGTTTTGTTGTGCTTTGAATTGGCTGCGATTCCAGAATGGATTGGCAAATCCTGTTTTTGATGACTAAACTAAAATCCTAAAGAATAGAATGAAACTTGCCGCAACCATTTTGTTTATTCTTTTGTCACCCGGTCTTTTTATCACACTCCCCCCAGTTGGCAAAGAATTTTTCATGTCACTCAAAACATCTATCTTAGCTATTTTAACACACGCTGTACTTTTCTATGTTTTACTCTATTATTTTGTAGATAATTCTGAAGGATTCCAAAATAACGATGATAAAACGTGCTCACGCCCTACTTCAAGACCTGCTGGATGCGAATGTGTAACGTATATTCAATGCTCTTCAGGAAGGTGTCAAGGTGGAAAGTGTCAGTAAGTATAAAGAGTTTTTATGAAGAAATACTCATGCGAATCTTCTTTGGGTGTATTACAAAAAATCTCGGTGAACGATTTGCTATTTTCAAATCCTTCGCAGAGAGTCTTATGACCTCCCTACCAGAACTAAATCTGTATATCTATGAAAATAACAGTTCAGATTCAACACCTGAAAGTCTTCGGACCTGGTCTCAAGAGAATTCACGTGTTCATGTGAAATCAGAAATTCTTTCAAAAGAATATTTTTTAGAACGAGCCAAAGCACAAACCTATACCAATGAGGCTTGTCGGTTAGAAATTCATGCTGTCTGTCGCAACAAAATGCTAGACATGATGGAAGAGGCAGGAATGGGACTCCAAGAAGATGATGTGACTATTGTTATGGATCCTGACATTAAACAGCTGTGGAATACAGAGTTTCTTGTTCAAGTTTGTAAGCACTATCCAAAGGGTGTGGATGCGCTCTTCGCAAATGGATTGTCTTTACGCGGAACATATTATGATGCCTATACCTATTTTGATGAACAATTTCCGTTTGGAATGGAATTAATTCATGAAGATAGAATCTTATCTGAGAAGTATCCTACTGTGATGAGGCAAATTCCATTTGATGCGCAACCGATTCCTGTGTTGAATGCGTTTGGTGGCCTGGCTATTTACAGATCATCCTCACTCAGAGGTTCAAGATATGCTGGTACTGTTACAAAAGAACTACATGAGATAAATTTGAAATTTATGCGAGAACATCCTGATCATCCTTATGTAAAGTTGGTGAAGGAAAAGCCTGAAACACACTATCATGGTGCGCAACTTGGGTTGTATTTATTTGACAAGGAGGTCTTTTATCGCAACAACGCGGGATATAATTATCCAGTGGTGTGCGAACATGTTCCTCTTCATGCTTCAATGCGAATGAAAGGGTTTGATAAAATGTTTCTTCTCCCTCCACTTCTTTATATTTCAGACCATTTTTAGTCTTTTAAAGAAGAATAAACATATATATATAGGAATGAATTCAACTCCATGTACTGTTTGTGGAGAAGGCGGTCATCATACGCGCAAATGCCCTACACTTTCATCTCCCCTTGAACTTGGCTTCTACAAAGGACAAATTCCTCGTGGAGGAGGTGGAGAAGAAGATGATGAACATCTAAGTGTACGGAATAATCCAATGCCCATTTTTCTTCATCCGAGTTATTTTCGCATTCCCCACCAACCAGTTGTAATGAAGAAGGTAGAATCCGTTAGGGGGGCTTTGTGAATGAGTTCCATTTGGATACAAAGGGATAGGAAGTGTATCATAAGATATTCCCGTTTCACGTAACATACGATTTACCCAGAGTTGGTCTTCTGGTTTTTCATTCCATTTGTTCTTCTCTTTTACTTCAAAGATTCCTTTTTCTGCTCCGTGTTTCCACGCAATCACTCCACTACATACATTGGTACACGGTTTCTCACATACCATATCATGACTATCACATTGAAATAAAAACGGGGTTTCCTGTAGTCGCTCACGAATATCAGATAAGATGTCGTGTTGTACTACTATATCTCCATCTAGATACAAACATGTTTGTATTGTAAAATCTTTCGCAAACGATGCCAGACAATCCAGTTTCACCAGATTTATTTCTTGAAATGGCTTGCTTCCAAAGAGAAGCATTCTCCCTATACTATCCGATTGCGCTTTGTTGTACAATATAGAGGGTATTCCTTCATTCGCAAAAAATCTATAACATTGCTTATCCGCACATACAATACAGAGTTTCCATGATAACTTTAATTTCTCTAGATGTCTGTAAAGATTGAGAGTAAAAAACTTATACCCATTTGTTGTAAGAGTCCAAACTAAACACCCTTCGTATAGAAACTTTGTGACATTCATTATCTGAATCTAATCTAAAGTTAATATGTTCTCTTAGGTAGAGATGGTAGCATCGCTACTTCGTATTCTTCATAGTGGTATTCAAAATGCTCGATTAATGCCTCCAGCAAAACAACCTCGCATTACAATGTATACGAAAGTATTTACACGCGCGGGTCGCTTTACAACTCAATTTGTTCGTCTTGATTTTGATACACGACCCACATTTGGTGCCCCAGCAACTCTAACGATTCCTAGAAAAGGGCACTTAGTATCAAGACTTTATTTGGTAACGACAATGCCCGATATTAAAACACAACAGATTCGCGCAGAAGCCCAATGTGACCCATCAGGAAACTATTTTCTGGGTCCCAAGTTTGGGTGGACAAATTCACTTGGTCATGCTCTTATTACTGAAGCTAGCATTGAAATCGGTGGTTCACGTATGGAGAGATTAGATGGAAGATTGTTAGAAGTACTTGATGAATTTTATACTCCTCTTGAAAAAGTTACATTAATGAATGATTTATTGCCAAGAAAGCAGAATGGCTTCCAAGTTGGAAGTTTAGGGGGTCTTCTAGATACAGAAAATCTCTTTACAACTGCTGTTACACCCTTACCTTTTTGGTTCTCATGCGGTGATTCAGGTGCCTTTCTTCCTATTGATGCGATTCAAGCAGATTTAACAGTTTTAAAAATAAACTTTGCTCCACTTGCTAGTGTATACGTATCCTCGCAACAGCAAACACCCACACAACCCAATGCTTCTGTTGCTGGTGATGCCTATGTACCGATTGTGAATTCTCCTTTTTATAGTTTTGGAGGAACAAAACTTGTGTATGAATTGACAGGAGATCCTGCGATTGGAATC